ATAATGTGTTGGTGGTCGCCGAGGTAGGTGTTGCCGCTGATACTGTAGGTGGCTGTGCCGTCTTTACTAATAGTGTATTTGGCGGTGATGGTTTCGGGTGTTTCGGTGTTGGTGATGATGGCTGTGGTGGTGGCGCCTACTGTTTGGAGTATGGTGGTTTGGGTTCCGTCGTCGAGGATGGTTTTAACCATTGGGGGTTCTCCTTTTAGTTGCTTGTTTGGTTGTCGGCTAGATGAATGATATCGGGTAAAGGTTTCGGCTGGTCTAGGTGTTGTATGGTTTTGTTTGCTAACCGTTTGGCTACCCTGTAGCACATTTTGGTGTAGTGTTTGTTGTCTAGGTTGTGGTATTGTTCCCGCACCGCAATATATAGTAGGGAGTCTTGGTATAGGTCGTCTGCATTGATTGCGGGGTAGTGTCCGGCTGTTTTGGTGCATGCCCGGTTGAGTGTGCGTAGATGATGGTCTGTGGCCCACAACCACGATGCGGTGGTGGCTAGGTCTGCTTTTGTTGGTCGTCTGCTCATGGCACTATTACCTGGCTATCTGGTAGTTGTTTGGTGTTTTGTTGTTGATAGTGTAGCACACGAGTCCGGGGCTGCCGGTGGTGCCTGTGCGGTGCCGGAACCATGTGGATTCTCCTTCCATGGATGGGCATTGGATGAAGGTGCGTGTGCCTTGCTCGGAGATTTCTAGGTGGTGCCGGTGCCCGGCCATCAGGATGTGGGATGTGGTGCCGTTGTGGAATTCTTGGCCGCGCCACCATTCGTAGTGTTTGCCGGTGCGCCATTGGTGTCCGTGGGCGTGCAGGATTTGTGTGCCGGCCACATCAACGGTGGTGGTCATTTCGTCTCGGCTGGGGAAGTGGAAGTGTAGGTTGGGGTATTGGTTGTTGAGCTGGTAGGCTTCTGCGATGGCGCGGCAGCAGTCCACGTCGAAGGAGTCGTCGTAGGTGGTGACTCCTTTGCCGAAGCGCACGGCTTCTCCGTGGTTGCCGGGGATGGATGTGATGGTGACGTTGGCGCAGTGGTCGAATTGGTGGATGAGTTGCATCATGGCCATGCGGGTGAGCCTGATTTGTTCCGTGAGGGGTGTTTGTGTGCGCCAGGCGTTGTTGCCGCCTTGTGACACGTATCCTTCGATCATGTCGCCGAGGAAGGCTATGTGGACTCGTTGCGGTTTTCCTGCCTGTTGCCAGTAGTGTTTGGCGACTATGAGGGAGTGTAAATAGTCGTCGGCGAAGTGTGATGTTTCTCCGCCGGGGATGCCTTTGCCGATTTGGAAGTCTCCTGCCCCGATGACGAAGGCCGCAGTGCTGTAGTCGGTGCGGGTGTCCTGTTCGGGTTTTGGTGGCTGCCATTCGGCTAGTTTGTTGACGAGTTCGTCTATAGGGTAGGGGTTTGTTGCGGGTTGGTGGTCGATGATTTTTTGTATGGATCGGCCTGTTTCTCCGTTCGGTAAGGTCCATTCGGAGATGCGTGTGCGGCGTACAGTACCGTTGGCTAGATTGTCGTCGATGGTGTCGATGGCGTTGTCGTGGTTGGCTAGCTGTGTGAGTAGCCGGTCTATATTGTCTATCACTGGTTTTCCTCCTCTGGCGGGGTGGTGTTGGCTTGTTTTCGGCGATAGTCTTTTATAACGGTGGCGGAGATGGGGTATCCTGCCTGGGTGAGCTGTTTTGCTAGCCATGAGGCGGGTATAGACCTGTCGGCGAGGACGTCTGCAGCCTTGTTGCCGTAGCGTTGGATGAGGGTTTCAGTTTTGGTTGCCATGGTGTCCTATCGGTTGTGTGGTGGGCTGCCATCCTGTGCGGCAGTCGCCGTCGTGTCCTGGTTTGCGTGTGCACCACGATACGGTTCCGTCTGTGTGGTTGAGTGTTTTGCCGCACAGAACGTTTTGTAGATGCTCCGGCAGTGCGGCGTCACCCTGGTTGCTGGTTTGTGTGTCGAAGAGTGTTTTCTGGTTGGTGAAATGCTCTGACACGGTGCCATTATGTACGGGTAGTATCCATGTTTTCCATTGTTGTTGCATCCGGGTGTTCCAGTGGAATTGTTTGGCCGCGTTTTCGGCTTGTTTAGCGGTTTTGTAGTAGCCTACAATGATTCGCTGGTGGTTGTTGTCTGGCTGGTGTGGCCCTTTCCAGTATTGTGCCGCGACGGCGTAGCGGTTGCTGGCTGTGAAGGTGTTCCAGCAGTATTCGATAATGTGCTGGAGCACATTATCGGGCATGTCTCGTACTTGGTTTTCGTCGAGCCACTCGTCGACAATAATGTTGCGTATAGCTCGCTTGTCTTTGGTGGTGGGTTTGAACGAGATGCTCACGATAGTACCGGCTGGTCGTCTTGCATGAACTGGTTGAAGGTGTTGTTCCCGGCGTGTTGGGCTTGTGTGATTTGTTGGTCGGTCCGGTCTGGGTGTTGCTGTTTCAGATAGTGCCAGTGGCACGCATTGTAGGTTTCGTCTTGTAGCCGTGTGAGATGGTTTTCGGTGATTATTTGTTTCCACATGGCCCATGACACGTCGAGCCTGCGGAGCATGTCCATGGCCGGCACATTAAACGAGTCAAGAAAGAGTATTTCGTGGGTGTAGTAGTTTTTCTCGTATGCGTCCCATCCGCTTCGGTGCCTGTTGGGCTGGTTTTTGGGGTAGGCTTCCCGGCATACTTTGTGTAAACGCTTGGCCATGTCGTCGGGTAGTTTAATGTCGGGGTTGGCGCGAATCATGGATCGCATCCCATCATAGGTGGTGCCCCAGGTGTGCATGATGTGTAGTGGGTTGTCTCCATCAGCCCATTTTTCTGCACAGATGGCGAGGCGGATACGCCTCCTGGCTGTTTGGCTGGTGTTGCGCCGGTTGGGGATTGGGCACGTGTCGAGGGGATCCATGATGTTTTAGTGTACCTTTCTGGTTTCGTGTTGTTGACGTGTTTTACTGTAGCACAGTGTCTAGTGCTTGTGTCAACCCTGTTTTTCCGGCCTGCAGGTAGGTGTCTGTGACATCCCCCAGGGTGAGGGGCACATGGGTGGCTTGGGGGAGTGCTGCCTGGAGGGTTTGGGCCATCTGGTGGCCCGCCTTGTCTGGGTCGGACCAGATGTAGATGTGGTCGTAGCCTTCAAAGAATTTGGTCCAAAAGTTTTGCCACGAGGTGGCCCCGGGTAGGGCGACGGCTGGCCATCCGCATTGTTCGAGGATCATGGAGTCGAATTCGCCTTCGCAAATGTGCATTTCGGCTGCCGGGTTGGCCATGGCGGCCATGTTGTAGATGGAGCCTGTGTCCCCTGTCGGGGTTAGGTATTTGGGGTGGTTGTGGGTTTTGCAGTCGTGTGGGAGTGAGCAGCGGAAACGCATTTTTCGTATTTCGGCTGGCTGCCCCCAAACGGGGTACATGTATGGGATGGTGATGCACTGGTTGTAGTTTTCGTGGCCGGGTATGGGGTCATGGTCGATGTATCCAAGGTGGTGGTTGCGGGCTGTTTCTTCGCTGATGCCTCTTGCTGAGAGCAGGTCGAGTATGTTTTCGAGGTGGGTTTCGTAGAGGGCCGAGGCTTTCTGGATTCGGCGGCGTTCCGCAATGTTGTATGGGCGTATGCTGTCGTACATTCGGGTTTTCTTCTTCTAATCGTTGTTGTAGTTTGGCGAGGCCTCCTCCGACACCGCATGTGTGGCAGTACCAGACGCCCTTGTCGAGGTTGATGCTCATGGAGGGCTGGTGGTCGTCGTGGAACGGGCAGAGGATGTGTTGCTCATTCCTGGACGGATTGTAGCGTATCTGGTAGGTGTCGAGGAGGCGGCGGGTGTCAGAGGTGTGGGAGGAGCTCGTTGAGGGTTGATACCACATAGGCTTCGCTCCATGGCTTGTTGCGCTGTTTCATCACTACGAGTCCGATGGTGGATTGGTTTTCGCGGTTTCGGTGTGTTTCGTAGTTGCGTGCCTCCCGGCTGGCTTGTTTCACGAATTCGGCTAGGTGTGGTTGCCCGGCTTTCGCCTCGATAATGTAGGTTTTGTTGCTGGTTGTGAGGATGAGGTCGCCTTCGTCTTCGCGGCCGTTGAGGTGGAGGCGCTCTATATCATAGCCGGTGTCGCGTAGTTGGTGGAGGAGTCTTGTTTCCCATTCGGCGCCGGCCCGCCGATTGCGTGATTGCTGTGTCGACATGATAGTCCTTTGTGATGTTCGGTCATGTTCCATGGCTGTTTTTCGGCGAGTGGCCCGAAGAATGTGTATTCGGGGTAGGCTCGTAGTCTTTCGTATCGGGTGCCGTCTGGGCTGGATCGCCCGGTGCGCTGTTTTAGCACTGCGATGCGCGCCTCTGCCGGTATCGATAGCCCGTTGCCGTTATCCTCGCCACCATAAAGTGAGACTCCGAGGATGAGTTGTGGTTTTTCTGAGAGTCCGTTTTTGATTTCCCGGCGTGCTGGCGGGTGTTCGATGTCGGAGCCGGTTTTGTCGGTTGCGTGGTGTGTGACAATAATGGTGGAGCCAGTATCCCTGCCTAGTGCTGTGATCCATTGCATGGCTTCTTGCTGTGCCTGGTAGTCACTCTCGCAGTCTTGGATGTCCATGAGGTTGTCGATAACAATGAGTGGTGGGAAGGTGTTCCACATTTCCATGTAGGCTTGCAGTTCCATGGTGATGTCGGTCCAGGTGATGGGTGACTGGAATGAGAATGTGATGTGTTGGCCGTGGTGGATGCTGTCTCGATAGTATTCTGGCCCGTAGTCGTCGATGTTTTGTTGTATCTGTGTGGTGGTGTGTTGGGTGTTGAGTGAGATGATTCGTGTGGAGGCCTCCCAGGGTGTCATGTCCCCTGATATGTAGAGGGCTGGCTGGTTGAGCATCGCGGTGATGAACATTGCTAGCCCTGATTTTTGGCTGCCGGACCGCCCCGCGATCATGACCAAATCCCCTTTGTGGATGTGCATGTCCTGGTTGCGGTAGAGGGGTTCTAGTTGTGGTATGCGGGGCAGCTCGGCTGCGGTTTGGGAGGCTCTCTCGAAGGATCTTTGGAGAG